AAGATAAAAAGAAGAAAAAATGTTTAGAAAATTTAGGTTACAATATTATATATATTTCAGAAGATGATCTTAAAAATAAAAAAGAAGAGATTGTAAAAAATATTTTAAAAATGTTGGTTAAAAATATCTTAATTTAACTTAAAAGCCAGGCACGTATGAATAGTAGAATTATAGCGAAGTTCGTTTCGCTAATTAGTAAATATCATACGGCTATGATTTTGATCCAACACTTGACTACGAATATCGGTGGTTTTAGTATGTATGGCGATAACCTTGTACTTGCTGGCGGTCTAGCAATTAGAACCGGCAGTATGATGATTGTCGAAATGCGTAAAGGCAGTGTTCTTGATACCGATCCTATCGGTAAAGAAGACGGTATTAAGATTAATTGTAAAATTACTAAAAATCACTGTATTCCAGGTGAATTCCCGTATCGTAAATTTAGTTACTTTGCTATATTTGGTCAAGGTATTGAACAAATATTAAGTACTCTCGATGAATTAGTCGATATGGGCATCATCCACAAAGCCGGTGCTTGGATGCAACAAATTGATTCTGAAACTGGCGAAGTGTTAGATAAATGGAACGGTAAAATGGCGTTCCGTGAAGATATGCTTGCTAATCCAGATAAGTTTAAAAAGTTGCTTAATATGGTTTCTGGTACGTTCGAAGATCTTAGCGAAAAAGAAGTCGAAGAAATTCGCGACTCTGAAGCTAAGCTAGAAGAACTAGAAGAAAGTTAATTATGTCTTGTTTATTTGGCGACGAATGGTATTCGTGTCTCAGTATTACCGGTAACAAATGTACTGAATGTATTAAGCACGATAACGAACTCGCAAAAAATAAAAGAAAACAAGTAAAATTCAAAGCCCGTCCCGATAAAAGGATGGGCTCTGTTTTTGAAATGAAAAATCATAATGCTAATGAAGCATTAATTCACGACGTCGTTAATCGAATGACTCCTAATAGTGGAGCCGGTAAAATTAAAGGCGATCAAGAGATTAAAGGTATCATTAGCGTAAGTGAAGAATTAAAAACTAAAGTAGCAGATCAAGCTCGTGGGAAGAAAACGTTTACTATTCATAAAGAATGGTTAGATAAATTAAAAAGAGAATCACAAGATAAAGAGTTCTATTATCTAAAGTTTTGTTTCCATGAAACAGATGACGATGTATTCGTCGTAGTCGATCAAGAGATTATTATGTCGATGGTTAAGACTATGATCGAAGATAGACGAAAGGCTCAAGGAGCCGATCATCTTATTAAGCTTGCTACATTAGAAAAAGATAAGGCAATAGCTGAAAATAATTTATTGAGAGCCGAGATTGCTCTTTTAAAGGAAAAGTTAAATGAGCCTATTGAAACAATATAGAAAAGATAGCGCGAAAGAATTATATAGTGAATTCTTAGAAGCTTACAATCAATATCCTATTCCTGAAACTATTAAACGTAGAACTACTCCGATTAATTTAAATAAAGAATTCGCTTGCGATATTCTCTTTATTAAAGATCCAATGGCAAGCGAATCTGTAGTTCTCGGGAAGGATTCCAAATATTACAATATTCTAAAATATCTTCAATCTAAGAATTTAAAGTTAGAATCTAGTATTTGGATTGATTGTATCCCGTACTGTCCAGAAGTAAAAGTGGGCGAAGACATTAAAGTTCGTCCTCCTAATACTTCTGAACAAGCTATCGCTAAACAATATCTAAACGCTTTAATAGATAATATGAAACCGAAAATGATTGTTCTTTTCGGCAATATTTCATTAAAGATGTTTAAAGATGGCCCTTCTATCTTAGAAGAGCATGGTAAAAAATTTAATTTACTTGGCAACGATTTCTTCCCGTTATATAGCTTAAATTATTTAGCTACTTTCGACGGAGAAAATAAGAATGCTGTCCAAGCTGAATTATTAAAAGATATTGATGCTTTAATTGATGACATCAAGGAGCATCATCCTGAATTAATCAAAGGGGAAAAGTAATGAGTGAAAAAGGTTTTAACATTTTCGACGATATGGAAGACATTGTCGTTAATGAAAACGACGATCTGGAAACAAAAGAAGAACCTATCGATCTTCTTGCCGACGATGTAACGGAAGCAAAAGAAGATTCTATCGATTTGTTAGCAGAAGAAACTCCTGAAGAAGAAGTTGCTCCTGTAGTCAAAGAAAAGGTTGAAGAGAAGGTTGCACCAGCAACCGACGAAACTATTTCTGACGCTAAAGAAGAACTTGTTGTCGATGAAGTCGAAAAGGAAACTGTATCTTGTGAAAAAACAGATAAATCAAAATCTAAAGGGGATTCTTTTAATAACGTCATCGATTTCTTTGCTAATCCGATTGCTGATCCGGATTGGGAAGATCTTAAGACTGAAATCTTAACTCGTATTGACGGTATTAAAATTAAATCTAACATTCCTCCGAATGTTGTGTTATTAGTATCATCTGAACTAGATAGCTTACATAGCTATATCCATGATAAATTCATGGAAACCAAAACAGCATTAGATAATTTAACGAATAAAGAAGATGGCGTTCTTACCGTTATTAAAGCAACTAATGCTAAAGGTTCTAACGAAACAGAACGTAAAGCATCTGGCGTTACTGCCGCTCAAAAATATAAAATCGGTAAAAATACTGTCGATCTATTCCAACTAATTGCTGAAACTCGTGGTCGTTATAATTTCCTTGACGGGATTCTTAAACAAATTCAATTCAAAAAAGAATTGTTAATTACCGTAAGTTCTGCACTTAAAGTATTAAATAAGTAGACAAAATCTATCCTTTCTGTTATAATATCTATATATGAAATTAGTATCTTAACAGAAAGGATTTTATTATGATTACTATTAAAGATATTTTCAGAAGTGAAAATGTTAGCTCAGACTTTTTTAAATCTAATCAATATTTAAACCAAGGTGCCAAATATTTAAGTATCGGTGATGTTACCGTATTGCTTAACCAATTGTTTGATGGCCAATGGTCTTTCGAGATTATTAAAAGCTGGACTGAAGTTTACGAAGCTTACGATAAAGAAAAAGTTCAAGGCAAGGAAAATATTCACGATCAATATTTTTATGTTCAAGGTCGTTTGACTATTAATACTTACGATAAAAATGGTGAACCAATTGTTATTGTTAAAGAAGATATTGGTTCTAACTGTCCACGTAAATCAGATAAAAAAGGTCGTTTCGACTATGCAAGTGGATACAAATCGGCAGTAAGTAGCGCTCTTAAAGGGTGTGCCGCAAATCTCGATATCGACGTTCTTAAACCAGAAGATGTCGAAATGATCAAGAATTTCGTTAACATGAAGAAAATTGTTACTCTTAAAAATAAATTGGGTAAAACATTTAACGAAAAATTAACTGAATTTACACAAGTTAAAGGTATTGAACCAAATGACGTATTAACGACAAAATATGCAGGCCTATTCTTAGATTATTTAGGTGAATGACATGTTGATAACAGATCCTGAAGATAAGCTGTATTTTAAATGTCCTCGTTGTGGAGGACGAACTTTTGAGAAAATCGAAACATTTGAGTTTCGATATAATGCTCGACAAAAAGAATATTTACAGCTTAAAGATAAAGATATTTTCCGTTGCTTAAATTGTAAGCACGATGTTTATAAAAGTCAGATCCGATAAGGGTCTGGCTTTTTTGTTTTTGGAGGAAGTATGGATATTAATCTATACGATTACCGAATAAACATTAAGACTGCCGGTCCAAGTTTACAAGGTAATCTTAGAAGCGAATTATATTTCGCTGGATGTAAAAAAGCTGAGGAAGGAGATCCATGCCGAGGCTGTTTTAATTATGAATTATGGCAACGAGAACAAGGTTCTCATGTATCGATTCAATCTATCGTCGATCGATTAGAAGAAATGTGTAGTGTTAAAAGCGTTACGATAGTCGGAGGAGAACCGACCGATCAATTGGACGGTTTAATTGAACTATGTAAATTACTTAAAAAATATAATTACCATATTCTCGTAATTAGTTGGCATACATATGAAGATATGTTACGTGACGATAAAGAGAAATATGAGCAATTATTTGATACGATCGATGTACTTGTTGATGGGCAATACGATGAACATCAGCGTATTTACGACGATACTCATACAAATGTTATGCGTAGTTTTATCGGTAGTAATAACCAAAAGGTTATTGATCTCAGTAAATATAGTTTAGATAATAAAACTATTGTAGCTTATAACAATATTAATCAATATGAAGATATGTATATTAAAAAAGACGGGGGCGTTGGATTCCATGGAAGTAATCATTAAGGATACTTATTTTAATAATAAATTTAATTACGAACAGGAAGAAAAAGCATTTAAACTTTCTTCGGTGTTGACCATTAATAAAGACGATGCTGTTTTTAAGGCTACTGGTGTTGTCAACGAAGAAAATATTGATTTCGAGCACCATTTTGATTGGGACGAAGAAATTGAATCTTTGCTTAAACAAGCAATCGTTAAGAAAACGTCCTTAGAAAAAATGGACGAATTTAAAGTAATGGTCGATTCTTTACTGGCTCGTAATTTAATGGACCAAGTTTGGAGCAAATGCGACCAAGAATTTACGACAATGTATAAAGAAATGGAAGCTTGGCCTAAAGACTCCATTACAAGAGAAACTAAATTAAAAGTTTCATTAACGGCTTCTGCTGTAATGGATTTTATCGAAAAAATTAATTCAGCATTGCCTGAAGATGAACAAAGAAGTTTAGCAGACTAAAAGGAGACAAGGAAAAGTATGCAATTCAATAAGTTATCTAAATCTGGTATGAAAAGTGGTTATAGTCCACTTATTTGGATCCAAACATTAGAACTAGAACGTGGCGTTTCTTACGTTTTAAATTCTTTAAATGATGCCGGTCAAAATCTTGAAGATTTTTCTTTAGGAGCCGCATTCACTAATTCAGAAATTAAAAAAGTATATATTAGCGCTCAACGTTATTTATATGGTTCTGTAGAACTTAAAAATTTAGATTCGAATAATAAACAGTGTTCCTTCAATTATCTTAAAGATATTAAGAATGAAGTGAACCCTGATCTTAATAAATATGAAAACGTTCTTCTCGAAATCGGTAACGAAGAAAAGAAGAAAAGTCCTCATTTATTTGTAGAACCTATGCCATTAAAGAATCCGATGTATTCTAAAATTCTTTTAGATGTTATGTCCTTTAAGGGTACTGGTGCACCAGTGTTTGTAGTCGCAACATTTGCTCCTCCAGAAGAGCTTGCTGAGTACGCTTATAGAATTTCTTTAGATGCTTTGACAGCTAAAGAAATCGAGCTTTATTTAAATAAATATCGCACTGGCGACGAAAAATTACAATGTGTCGAAGCACTATTAGGTTTAACATATATTCAAATGCTTCAATGTTTAGAATACTGTTCAAAATCTGGTAATATAAGCGTAGCCGATATTCATAAATTTAAAACTGAAAACTTCGATGGAAGCATGTTAGAAATTTCTCACCCTACAATGTCTTTGAATGATATGGGTGGCTATCATGCTTTCAAAAAATATGTTTCCACTTTACCTAAATTCTATACAGACGAAGCAAAACAACTCGGGATTAAGAAACCTAAAGGTTTTATTGCTTTCGGTGTTCCTGGTTGTTCTAAAACTGTAGCAGCAAGTATTATTGCAGCTACATTAAAAGTACCATTAGTAAATATTAATTTAAGTAAAATTATGCAAGGTCTTGTAGGTGCCTCTGAAGGCAATATGGAACGAGCACTAAATCAAGTAAGAGAACTTAAGCAATGCGTCATCTTAATTGATGAAGCGGAGAAAGTTCTGGGCGGATTCCAGAGTTCACACCAAAGTGACGCCGGCACTCTTGCTCGTGTAATGAGTCGTTTGTTAACATTCCTGCATGAAAATGAAAACAGCTTTTCTGTATTTACTAGTAACGATATCACTAAATTGCCACCTGAATTAATGCGGGCTGGCCGCTTGGATACTCAATGGTACTTCTCTGTTCCTAATAGCGAAGAAGCTCAAGAAATCCTATCTATTTATATTAAAAAATATGGCTTAAAGTTTAAATCTAAAGCAGATTTAGAATATCTCGTTAATGCTATCGATCGTTTTACTGGTGCCGAAATCGAACAAACTGTCATTAATCTTCAACGTGTATTATTCGTTAACGACCGTAAAGAAGTTACTCAAGGTCTTATCGAAGAAGCAGTAATGACAATTGTTCCTGTCGTTAAAAGTTCTTCTGATTCTATTGCGGCCTTGGAAGAACATGCTCGTAAATTTGCAGTATATGCAAGCGAAAAGAAAGCGAGCTTACTTGAGCCAGTAAAAAAGCCTAGCAAATCTAATTATTTAACTGAATAGAAAGGATTTTTAACTTGGCAATCGTTACTTTTGATCCCAACAGTAATCGACAATTAAGTAATCGTAAGAAAGCAGAATTACTGTTTGAAAAGTTAGATAAAAAAGCGGAAGAACAAATGAAAAAAGAGCTCGATATCTTAATTCGAGACATTAACATTTGTCTTCAAAATATTTCAGATTTTAAAGTCTTAACTGAACAAACAGTTCCTGTATATAGTACTTTAGTCGATCTATTATCTAGTGTAAATAACATATTTCTTGACACTCCTGGCAATCCGCACTATAATAGTAGTGACAGCGAAAACATTAGAAATACTGTTAAAAAAGAATTCATTAAGAAATATTTTCCAAAAGAATTCGAATTTGTTCGTAAGAATAGTTAAGCAATTACGGTATATTGCCGTTTGCATATAGATCTATATTTTTTATAAGGAGGACATAGCTATGTCTCAATATTTAAAACAAAAAGTAGAAACTCTTAAAGATGTATCTCGCAAAGACTTCATGGATGCAATGATGGACAAAGAATTCAACAAAGACTTCGATATCGATTTTGACGGTAAAACTCTTGATGCGTCCGGTATGATCGTTATTCCTCGTGACCAACGCGAAGTTAATGCTACTGTATCTTTCCATGATCGTAATCATAAAGCACATGTAGGTCTTGTATTTAACGAAGACTTCTCTGTCGAAGTTCGTGGTGATTTCTATGGTTCTGGCACTAATATTAAACAATTTAGTGAAAAACTTGGTATGATCTATAACTCTTATAAAGTAGTTAAAGCAGCTCGTTCTGCTGGTTATATGGTTAATATCATTGCTCAAAGTAACCAAGAAATTAAATTGGAATGCTTGGCATAATAATTTAAATAATAATATGCGGGGACTCGTTCCCCGCTATTCTTGTCTTTAGGAGGTTTTCAAATGAAAAAAATCGAAGTTACTATTAAGGCTGACGGTACTGTTGAATATGAAACTCAAGGTTTCGTAGGTCAAGCTTGTCAAGAAGAAATTCAAAAAATTATGTTGAACGGTAAAACCGAAGAAGATTCTAAGAAAAAAGAATTTTATGATGGTGTGCCTGAATTCATCAATAATATTTAATAAATTATAATAGCCGATAGATTAATTTCTATCGGCTTTAATT